GAGTCGGTTTCGGCAAGCCTCAACAAGATGGTAGATGGTAAGTCTGCTTTTCTTATAGACAGACGATGCCCTTCTCTTATTAAGGGATTTGAAGGTGGGTATAGTTACAGGCGGTTGCAGGTATCTGGCGAAAGGTTTGATGATAAACCTGATAAGAATATGTTTTCTCACATCCATGACGCATTACAATATCTTATGTTAGGCGCAGGTGAAGGTAGAACCCTTATGTCAAATCAAAAACCATTGCAATCATTTAACGCCAAGGCAGAGTTTGATGTGTTTGCAAGAAAGAAAAAACAACCCAAAAGGCAAGGTTTGTGGGCAAGGATGTAAATTGTGCGTTGCGCTATGCACCTAATTATGTTTAGGAATGTATATACAATTCAAGGAGAGACTTATGTGTGTAGGTAGACCAAGCCGCCCATCCCCGCCTCCGCCAGACCCATCAGTCGAGGCAGAGCAAAGGGCAAGGGCAGAAGAAGCAACCGAAACCAAAAGAACTGCTAGAGATGAAACTCTTCAAAAAAACGTCACTCGCATGAGAGGCGGCACTGGTAGACGCTCTCTTATTAGAGGTGGCAGTGGCGGCATGGGTTATTACAACGAGTATGTATAATGATTAGTTACACCGACGCTGATGCGGGTACAAATTTTTCGGATGACAATGCCAAGACGTACATGAAGAAGTACGAAAGGGCTAAGTCTTTACGGGAAAACTTTGTTCCGTTGTTTGAAGAGTGTTACGAATATGCGCTTCCTCAAAGAGAATCTTTCTATGCTGAAGCAATAGGACAGCGAAGAGATGATAAAATATTTGATGAAACAGCAGTCGTTGGTGTTCAAGAATTTGCATCGCGTTTACAACAGGGTCTTGTTCCGAACTTTGCGAGATGGGCAGACTTTGCGGCTGGCTCTGAAGTCCCAGTTGACGAGCGTGATGCGGTTAATAATGAGCTTGATGAAGTAACTGAGTATGTATTTGAAGTAATACAGAACTCTAACTTCGGGCAAGAAGTACATGAATCCTTTATGGATTTAGCTGTCGGCACTGGTGTTTTGGCTGTATCTGAAGGCGACTCAATTAACCCAGTAAATTTTTCAGCAATTCCTCTCCCACATGTAGTGCTGGATACTGGGCCTGATGACCAAGTTGACCATGTGTACAGAGAGCGTCAGTGTCGATACTCAGACATTGCTGTAATGTACCCAAAAGGTACTATCTCTGATAAGCTACAGCAGAAAGTAAATGCTTATCCAGATGAAAGAACTAAGGTTCTTGAGGTTGTTTGCCGTGATTATTCTGTAAAGAATGAGCAAGCACATTTATTCTACGCTATTGAAACATCAACAAAGACGATTATTAAAGCTGACAAGTATCGTGGCATAGGCTCTAACCCGTTTGTTTGTTTCCGTTGGAGCAAATGTTCTGGGGAAATATACGGACGCGGCCCATTGATGAATGCCCTTAGTGCAATCAAAACTACTAACTTAACTATTGAGTTAATACTTGAGAACGCACAGATGGCTATTTCTGGCATCTATCAAATGGATGATGATGGCGTTATTAACCCTGATACAATCAATCTCGTTCCGGGAACGGTCATTCCAAAAGCCGCAGGTTCTATGGGTTTACAGCCTGTCGCGGCGGCTGGCTCCTTTGATGTAGCTAACCTTGTGCTATCAGATATGCGCTTGAATATTAAACGTGCTTTATATAACGACATGCTTGGTAATCCTGATAAAACACCAGCGTCTGCTACTGAAGTTGCAGAACGTATGGCTGACCTATCAAGACGCATTGGTTCTGCTTTTGGCAGACTGCAAGCTGAACTTGTACAACCTGTTCTCCAAAGAGTGGTTTACATTCTTAAGAAGCAAGGTCGCATCACATTGCCGAATATTAACGGCAGAGAAGTTAAGGTTCGTTCCGTTTCTCCCCTAGCACAAGCTCAAGCCAATCAAGACATTACTTCCGTGGCTCGTTGGTTAGAGCTTGTGCAAACTACCTTTGGCCCAGAAATTATGAACATCTTAATTAACTCAGAGGATACTGCGGCCTATTTAGGTAAAAAGTTTGGTGTGCCTGATAACTTAATTAGAGATGTAGAAGAGCGTAAACAGCTTGTTGCAATGGCACAGCAGTACGCTCAGCAACAACAGCAAATGCAAATGCAACAACAACAGGGGCAAATGCTTGGTCAAGAATAGTACCTTTATAGGGCTTGACGGTTTTCATCGAGACAGGAATGAAGACGCAAGGATTAGCTTAGACACTGCAACATTATTTAAGACAGACTCAGGTAAGGCTGTGCTTAAATATTTGCGGTCTATTACCATAGAACAAGTTAATGGCGCAGGGGTAAGTGATGCAGAACTACGCCATATGGAGGGGCAACGATATGTTGTTGCCTTGATAGAGCAACGCATCAATCACGCGAATAGGAACAAAGAGCAATGAGCGAACAAGAAGTTGTAGCTGATGCTCAACCAACAGAGGAAGCCCAAAACACTGAGGCTTCGGTTGAACGACCAGAATGGCTACCAGAAAAATTTAAAAGTCCAGAAGACCTATCAACGGCCTACAGTTCACTTGAAAGCAAGCTGGGACAAAAGGACGAAGAGATTCGTGCTACTGTAGAAAAAGAAATGCAAGATAAGTTTTATGCAGAACGTCCTGCTGAAAAGGGAGATTATATTCTTCCAGAAGGTATTGACGAAGTTATGGCGGCTGACAATGAGTTGCTTAACTGGTGGGCAGAGACAGCATTTGAAAGCGGATACAATCAAGACCAGTTTCAAAAAGGCATTGGTATGTATATGGAGGCACTCAACGAAGGTGTGCCTGATTACGATTCAGAACTGTCTAAACTTGGTGATAGTGCTAATGACCGCACTGAAGCTGTTAGCTTGTTTGCAAATCAATTCTTTCCAGAGTCACAGCTTGGCGCAATAGAACGTATGTGTGAAACAGCAGACGGTGTTATGGCACTGGAAACTATTATGGAAAACATGCGTGACTCATCTCCGTCAACAGGTGGCACTGCTCCTTCTGGTGTTAATGAGGCACAGCTACAACAAATGATGCTTGATGATCGTTATCATAACCCAACAAAGCGCGATAAAGAATTTGTTCGTCAAGTAGAAGACGGATTCAAAAAACTTTATGGCTAGAGAAATATTGCGGGTTGGTAGGCTCTCTTTAGTCAAGGGTGCCCCAGAACACGCTGAGAGCGTTGCTGAAAGGCTTCGCTTCAATGACAGGCGTGAGTGTATGATATACGGACTTGAGCCACTGGCGGCCCTTACAGAGCCGTTTGCGGCACCAGTTTCAAGAACATACACAATTAAACATGACCATGACTCTATTGCTATGTGCGGTGTTGTCGAACAAGATAATAAATCTGCAAGGGTTTGGATGCTTGGCACTGGCGGGGTTAATACAAACTTTCGCCAGTTTTTGCGTGGGTGCAGAGAAGTAATTGACATACTTCAAGGTGAGTATGAAACACTAGAAAACTTTGTTCCTGTAGACCATCACGAAACAATTATGTGGTTAAGCTGGTGCGGTTTTGTATTTGACGAAGAACTGTATGAAATCAATGGACATACCATGATGCGTTTTGTGCGTTGCACTGTGCAACAAAATAATGTTTACTACCTCAATTAACGGCCTGTATAGCACTGAGCGACCCGCAAGGACAATCGTGTTGATGATGTCAAAGCAGACAACCGCAGACTACCTGATGCTTGTACACTTCCGTATTAGCAAAACAAATATAACCTTCTTAAAAGGACTGTAAAATGGCGAATACAATCGACACCGCTTTTATCAAGCAGTTTGAATCAGAAGTACACATGGCTTATCAGCGCATGGGTTCTAAACTGCGGAACACAACACGCACTGTTAGCAATGTAGCTGGTTCAGTTGTCCGTTTCCAAAAGATTGGAACTGGTTCTGCTTCAACTAAATCTCGTAACGGTAAAGTAACACCTATGGAATTGGCGCATACAAACGTCGAAGCAACCATGGCTGACTTCTACGCCGCTGAGTACATTGACAAGCTAGACGAACTGAAGACAAACATTGATGAGCGTCAAGCTGTAGCTAAATCTTCTGCTTCAGCACTTGGTCGTAAGACTGACGAAATCCTTATCACTGCAATGGACGCGGGTGCTAATTCAACTCAAATCCATGACGCTTCTTCAGCACTTGAAAAAGCTGACCTGCTTTCACTATTTGAAACATTCGGTTCTGCTGACATCCCAGAAGATGGCGGACGCTACTTAGCTATGCATCCAAAGGGTTACGCAGATTTGTTTGCAATTACTGAGTTTGCTTCTAGCGACTTTGTTGGCGAACAGAATCTTCCGTATGCTGGTGGTATGAGCATGAAAGAATTTCTTGGATTTAAAATCTTCTCAACATCAGCAGTAACCGCTGGTAAAAACTTTGCTTACCACACATCTGCTGTGGGTCTTGGCATTGGAGCAGATGTATCTACAGAGATTAATTATGTTCCAGAGAATGTTTCACATCTCTGCACATCATTTATGTCAATGGGCGCAGTAGTCATCGATGATAACGGTGTCTATGAAGTCTTAGACAACAACTAGTAGGAGGTTTTATTATGGCGTATAGTTCAGACGGACTAAATAGAATCGGTGGCGATTCAAATCGAAGCCTTTGGATGTATGTAACTACAGATGCGATTGCGGCTGTAAACACTCGTAATTACTTTCAGTCATCTATCAACATGATTAAAGTTGGCGATGTTATGATTACGATTACAAGCACTGGTGGCACTGTTGTATGTGGTCACACTTACTTTACAGAGAACGATGGTACAAACATTGACTGTGTAGACGGTGTAGCTATCACTAATACTGACAGCGATTAAAGGAGCAGGGGAGGTCAAGGTATTAACTTACCTCCCCTAATCATCACATGACAAGTACAGCCGCAAATTCTGGAATCGACATTTGTTCGAGAGCATTAATTTTAATTGGTGCTGACCCCATTACGTCTTTTGATGATGGGAGTACGGAAGCACTTGTTGCTGTAAATATGTACGAAGATATTGCTAGGGCCGCACTTGTTAATTCAAGGTGGCGTTTTGCAACTAATCAGGCTGTGTTAAATCTTTTAAGTGATGCGCCTACTGGTCGCTATAACAAAGCATATCAATTACCAAGTGACATATTAATGTTACACGCTGTTACAAACGAAGACTCTCCTATTGAGTATCAGCTATACGGTTCAAAAGTTTACGCAGATACAACTGATGCAGATGTAATCATTGCTGACTATACCTTTAGGGCAGAAGAACAAAGCTGGCCTTCTTATTTTACATTAGCTGTTGAGTATGCACTGGCTACTGTGTTTGCCACATCTATTGCAAGAGATTCTACTCTTGGTGGGTTAATGCAGGGACAAGCTGAAAGGTCTATGGCAAAAGCTCGTAGCCTTGACTCACAGCAACAAACAGCTAGAAAGCTGACTACATCGAGGTTTGTTACTGAAAGGAGAAGTTAATGGCTCGTATAAGAGTACCTATTAGCAACTTTCAGTTTGGTGAAATTAGTCCTTCTCTTATCTCAAGAACCGATACTAATGTGTATGGTAGCTCTGGCAAAAAAGTAGAGAACTTCTTTTTGCGTAGTGAGGGCGGCCTTCTTAAGAGATTTGGTACATCTAAGATATATGAATACGACACAACTGTAACTTCTTCTAAGAGGCAACAGGCTCGTCTTATACCTTTTATCTTTTCAGATGATGAGCGTTACATTGTTTCTCTTGAGAACGCAAAGATAAGGGTATTTATAATTGACCCTTCTACTGGTGTAGTAAGTTTAACAGCGACATTAACTCAAGACGTAGATAGCGCGGCTATACCGTTCGCAGATACTATTATTGATGAAATAACATTTGCTCAATCTGGTGATACAATGTTTCTTTGTCATCAAACATTTATGCCTCGCACCCTTGTTCGCACTAGCTTAACTGCGTTTGAATTAGATACTATTTCTTTTACTGATAGCGCAGATGGCTTCAGATTAAATCAACCTCATTATTCTTTTCAAGCACCTGCTGTTACACTAGACCCGTCTAATAGTTCTGGTGATGCTAGAACATTAACTACAAGTGCAAATTACTTTGATACAACTGGAACTCAATCGGGAGGTAACTATCCTGATTCACTTCATGTTGGAGTTGTTCTTCGTTATCATGATAATGAAATAACTATTACTTCTGTGCAGTCTGCAACACAAGCTACTGGCAACATTAGAGATGAGTTGTATGTTCACTTGGATGCAGATTCAATAGAGACTACAGACGGAAGTGCTGACATAGAAATTACATTTCCGTTGCATGGATTAACTGTTGGCGACTCAATAACTATTTCACATTCTGGTGCTGTTGGCGGCATATCAAAAAACAATATAAACGGCACACGAGCTATACAAGAAATTATTAATGAAAATGTTATTGTAGTAACTGCTGGCGCAAATGCTAATGCATCAGCTATTGGTGGTGGCTCTCCTCGCATTGTTACTCATGCGCCTACTACTGAGTGGGGTGAGCAATCATACAGCGCACTTAGAGGCTTTCCTGCGGCTGTTACATTTCATGAGAACAGACTATGGTTTGGTGGAACACTAGGTCAGCCAGATGGTATATGGGCTAGTAGGACTTCTGAGTATTTTAATTTTGATGAAGGTGATGCTGAAGATAACGATGCTTTAAATCTTACTGCAAGCATTGGTGAGATTAATACCATTCGTCACATTGTATCTAATCGTGATTTGCAAATATTTACCAGCACATCAGAGTTATATATTCCAGCGTTTACTGAAAAACCGATTACACCAACTAATGCTCAGATTAAAAGACAAACGCCTTATGGAGCAAACTTTGTAAGACCGCAGTCTCTTGATGGCGCAACTATATATTCTCAGAAGTCTGGTGCTATTATTAGAGAATATATTTACTCAGATGCAGAGGCGGCATATACAGCCACCTCAATATCTTCATTGTCTTCTCATTTAATTACTGACCCTGTACAGCTTGCTATACTTAGAGGCTCTTTAAATAGGCCAGAGTCTTATGCATTTGTTTTAAATACTGATGGCACTATAGCTGTGTTTACATCAGACAGGGCACAGCAGAGGGCTGGCTGGTCACAGTTTACAACAAGAGGTAAGTTTCATTCTATTTGCACAGTAGATGATAGAGTCTTTGTTATTGGTAATTATGATAAAGGTGATGGAACTAACAAGCTTATCCTTATGGAATTAGATGCAAACAAGAACTTAGATTTTTCTAATGTATTTGATGGCACTCTTGGCGCGGCATCTACCTGTACAATTACTGTAACTGATTATGCAAACATAGCTGTTGGCACTACAATTACATTTACTAAAAGTAATGGTGAAACTGTAGTCTTTACTTCTGAGGCTATTAGTGGGAGTGCACCTTCTGGCGCACTAAACTGGCGACCTAATGAAAGCAACGATACAACAGCGGATAATATATTTACAGCTGTTAATGCACATGCTGACTTTACTGTGTCTAATCCTGCGTCAAATGTAGTTACAATTACAGAAACATCACCTACTGCTGGTGGCGCATTGTCTGTTGCAACATCTGACGCAACAAGGCTTGCTACAACAAATCAAAGTAAGGTAGGTGTATTTGATGTGTCTGCTCATTTTGCAAACGGAGCCGTAGTAAGTGTTGTTAATAACACAGACTATTTAGGTGACTTTACTGTTTCTGCTGGGACTGTAGATGTGTCTGCTGTACAAGCAATTACATCTGCTGAAATAGGATTTAATTTTACTGTAGAAGCAGAAACAAATCCTATTGATGCACAAGTAAATGGAGGCCCATTAACAGGTCATCCTCGTTCTGTTAATAGAGTTATAGTTGACTTGTTATCTACATTGTCTTGTTCTGTTAATACAAAGCCTCTTGTCATTCGTCAGGTAACAAATGACTTTAGCCAAGACAGAGTTCCTGTTACTGGCAAACAAGAGTTTCGTTTGCTTGGTTATAGCAAAGACCCAACAGTTAAAATAACACAAACAGCACCACTGTCATTGCAAATCAATGGCATAATTGCGGAGGTATCTTTCTAATGTCTATTGCTATGTTTGCACAAATTGCTGGCACTGGCTTAAAAATGTACGCGGCTATGGGTGCCGCCACTGATGTTAAAAATCAAGCCGCATACGACAAGTATCAAAATGATTTGCAAAGGCAAAACAACAAGATACAAGCTCAAGAAAAATCTATTCAAAGAACAGCACAGTTTGAATCAGCGCAAGCAACTAACGAAGCATTCTTTGGTTTCTTAAACAGAGATGTTAGTGATGTTAGTTTAAAAGCATTTCAAAGGCGGCAAAAAGAAATACTTGCAGAAGATGTTACAGCTATTGAATCTAATGCGTTTGTTGCAGACAGACAGCTAAAAGCACAAAGCGACATGAGAACTTATGAAGCTAGAGTCGCGGCAAGAGATTATAAGATGCAAGCAGTATCTTCATTAGCTTCTGGTCTTTACAAATATAATGTGAGTAAATCGTAATGGCAGTTATTAAACAAACAAGACAGTTTAGCACTGGCAATATAGGCGTTGTTCGTGCTTCTAACGCTGGTGAGAAGTCTGCTGTCAACACCATGAAGGTTGCTGACGATATTATTAACATGGCCTTTACACACGCTTCTAAGGAGGCAGAGCGTAAAGGTGCAGAAATTGCAGGTTCTCTAGCTGAATCTAATATTAGAACTATTAATCCTGACACTGGTATGCCAGAAGCATTAGCTTCTACCCCAGAAACATTTGGCACAATAGCTACTAATGCATATAGAGATGTTATTGATGCTCGTTACAGAGGCTCTATTGATAGAGAGATTAAACAAAAAGCGGCTGACTTAGCTCTTGTTGCTGACCAACAGTCAGACCCTATTAGTTATTACTCTGAGAACTTTGGTGATTATCTTGACAAGATGACTGAAAATGCTACTGGCATGTACAGTAATTATGTCAAAGAAACAGGCACAGCTTACCTTGCAAGTACAAAACTAAACCTGCAAGAAAGAATGATTGCTCGTGATAGGGAGCAAGCTGGCGTTGATATAACATCAATGATTACAGATAATCTTCCTGTTATCCAAGAGCTTATAACAAGTGGGGCAGACCAAGCAGAGATTGATTTAGCAATGTCTCAAATGACTGGCCTTCTTAATAAAGGCAAGTCATCTCGTTCATTAAACGCTTCACAAGTTGAAGTAATTGAAAACGCTATTAACGGTGTAAAGCCTCGCGCTATGTCGCAGGTTATTGCCGCTAAAGAAATACCTCAATCAGATTTGTTGAAGATAGTTTCTGCTATACAAAGCAATGGGCAGGATGGTTTAAATGATGTTCCCAAAGAACATCGTGCCGCTGTTCAAGAGTTATTAAATACATACAACCCAGCAACAGATTCAGAAGATGTTCTAGCTACTCTCAATGCAAAGGTTGCAGTTAATAACCGCATTGCAGAACAAGAACAAAAAGAAATAACCGAAGCAAATAGAGAAGCATATCCCGAAAGACGAGAGGCCATTCAACAAGAAACTGCAACTCTTTCTCAAGCAATGCGTTCAGCGGTTCGTAAAGGCGATTTAAATGGCATAGAAGCGGTTATGGGCCAACATGACGCTCTAAAGAAAAAACTTACTGAACAGTTTAGAAATCAAGAAATAACTGGTACTGATATGGATACAGCCTTAAAAACTGTACGCATGTCTGGTGTTCAATCTGTAATTAACAGCATTATAAAAAGTGGAATAGATGAAGCTGAAATCCGCAATGTAAGTAACTGGTTAGAGTCTTATGGCGAAATTGAAAAAGGAATTAGCCCAGAAACTTTAAAAAGACTACAGCCTTTAATAGATAAAGGTGTATACAAACCAGAAGATAATGAATCAGCAACACGTTTTATTAGTAGTTATCAAGCTAATCAAGCATCCTTTGAAGCAGACGAACGTGCAGACAATGCTGACGCATTAAAGATAGACAACAATGTAAAAGCATTTCAATGGAAAAACGAGCAGTCTAAATTATCAACAGAACTTAGTCTTACAGCTTCTGAAGGTAATCTTGATGAAGCATTGGCTAATGCTAAAAGTCTTAGTAGTGAGTATGAAACTTTAGTTGGTACAAAAGATACATTTCTAAGTGGGCCAGTAGCCGCAGAGCAAAACATTCTTAATCAAAGGTCTGTAGCTGAAGGCTGGGTTAAGTCTTTGTCTGAAGATGGTAAAACTTTTACTGTTGAAGTAAATGGAGAATCTGTTCAAATACCAATGACATCAGACATTATGGTTGCTGTGGCTGGGGCACTTAAAACTAATGGCGAACAGATGATAGGTGTGCCGCCAGAAATACAGGAAGATGTTAAAAAATTAATTGGTTCTGTAGATAAATCTGCATTCAAAAGCGCAGAGATAGTTGCAAATAGCATTGCAAATAAACTTTCAAGCAGAGAAGCCGCAATAAAAACTGCTCAAGAAAATGCAATAGTTGCTGGTGAAGTTGCTAAAGGTACAGGCGGCAATACTAAAAAGCATAAAAAAGTTGTAGACCAAGCGGTGTTTGGCAATAATGGCGTAGACTCTACATTTTTCAGAAGCCCT